TTGAACTTGGGTGTTCGTTTTAAAGGATAACCAATCTTATCCTTGATGGTATACCCATTTGCTGGAACACCATAGGCCAAGGCATTCGCTACGTTCTTGCCATAGGCATTTTGATATGAGTATGCTGAATCAGTGATTGAATTGTATTTTAATCGTTGAATACGAGAACTTGATGATACAGCACCTTGTTGACCGTATTGAGGATTATTTGGCTTATAATAAAGTGGAATATAACGGGTTTTGATTTTGGACTCTGTTTGAGACGAAAATACAACATTATTCAAATCTTGTGTATCTCCACCAATATTAATACTGGGATAATCCCCAGCACTAAATCCAATCGCAGTTACTAATTCGTTGTTTGAAATACGTAATCCAGGAACCACCGTTGATGCAGGTATAGTCCAAGTTGTAATTGTTACGCCAAATTCATCTTTTGGTAGTTCATAATTATTAACATCAAATATTGTATTATCCGCTGGTGTAACAACTAACTGCATTTTCTTTAACGAATGATTATAGAAAAGTCGTATTAATGTATGACGGACATTACCTACTTTTTCTACAATAAAATGTAAATTGCTAATCATTGTATTTTGTAAGACATTATTTAATTCAGTGTCATAATATTTACCTTCTGGTATGGTAACAGTATAATAATTACCATCTATCCATTGATATTCAAATATAGTATCGGATATGAATGTATATGTTTCACAATATGTTGTACTATTACTGGAATATACATTTTGGCTAGCGCCTGCTGTGCCTGGCACCACTGTATCATCGCCTTGGCGGACATAGAAATATTGATTTTGTTGATGGGTTCGCGAGCGACTTTCTAAATACTGTTTAGTAGATGAGTAAAACTTGCGATTATTCATTCCACTGCTTCGCACTCGTCTTAAAGCATCACCAGATTTTGAGAACGGTAAACCGGCTACCGAACAAGGACTTTCACATTTATTTTCGTTATAATGAAAATCTACTACCTGTTGAGAACCGCTACAGTTGGATGCTTGTGAATTCACAATTGTAGCACCTGGTGTTTCCATCATAAAGACGCTTGCATTTATTTTTTCGTTACAGTTGTTTACATTTATTTCACGACGATATATCTTTAACGGATTTGCTTTAAATATATTGGATCCGGTAGGTTCGTTCTTCTTTTTAACACTTACTACTTCATTAAATGTTCGTCCCTTCCATTGAATAATAGATGTTGGCATTATATTATATATTTATACTATATACCTACATAAAAATGGATTTATTTACTAATATTTCATTCGAACAAATAATATTAATCTTCATCCTCTTCTTTTTTATATACATTATTTATGATTATTACATTGTTTTGGAAAGGCGAAAATTCATTCCATTTGTCAAATATATACAATAAACCATATATAGAATTTACACTATTCTATATATCGAAAATGATTATTACACTATATATGGATGACCTCAATTATCACTATATTGATTTTCTAGAATCAAAAGAAAACAAGATTACAAATGGTTTATTTACAAAAATCATCTATTCCAATTCAATATTCACAATGTCCGGATTATTCTTCTATTTCCCAATTAATGTTACAAATATAAATAATAACTACAATCGGACATTCATCAATTTTGATATCAATGATGAACTGAATAGCAAAATCATAAACTATTTATCTGTTATTGAGAACAATGTTCTGTCTATGTATAATTTTTCAAAAAATAAGGAGTTAAAATTTCTACTCAAAGAACAATTGCTATCTGGTTATATTAAAATTCATTCAGTTAATAATAATAATGATTTGAACTCTAAATATATTGTTAAAATCTCCGGAATATGGGAAAACGAAAAAAACATTGGAATCACTTATAAGATTATTACAATCAAAGATACAATTATTTACTAAATCTGTTGTTTGTATTTTTCCAAAATTTTATATGGTATTAGTTCGTTTTGATGTTCTACCAATTTCTTACAACATTTGTTGATAGTAACCTCACTGACATTACACGTGGTACGAACATCCTTCTTACTTATATTCAAATTACAGCATTGACTTACAAAGAATATTACACCTGACGCAATCGCGTGTGGAATATTGTTTGTGATAATGTCCTTCTTTTCTATTTTCTTAATAACAAATTTACATAACATCACCATTTCTTCGTTCATATTCAGTTTACTACAAAATCGGTCAATAAATGACATTGGTGTGATGGTAGACAAGGTTGTTTGTAAATCAATATCTTTATCACGCTCAATATTATTCAATATATTCACGGCCATCGAGCATCCATAGGTAGCACTTGCTTTGTCTAAAGCAAATATTTCCGCAATTTCATAAGCGTTGCGCGGACATCCATTCAAACGACACGATATATAAATAGACGCGGCCTTTATTCCGTCTCGATTTAATCCACGAAACATTTTCTGTTCCGAGACGTCCTTGTGGATCTTCATCGCACAATCAATGAAGATTTTGGGTATGCCTGCGTTATGTGCCATTGTTGTAATGAACTGAAATTCATCATATAATGCCTTTTCACGATGAGGCATCGCATTCCATTGCGTCCATTTGCGAATTTTCTGCATTTCAAACGATGATTTTCCACTTGTCATTACTTTACATCCAAACGATGATTCCATCAATAGTGGATTGATTGGATTTCCACACCGTGCGTGATCTTTTTGTGAACGATCATCGCTTCCATAAAACGACCATTCAGGGGAAAAGTCTAATACATCTTTGTGTATAATACCACATTCCTTATTCGTACACGTGGGAAAATCATGGTCCATTACCATCAACTCACTATTACATTTACTACATTTGTCGGTAGAACACGTTTCAGAAGGTTGTGATTTCGCACTCAATACATTTTGGTCGTTTTCAAAAATAGCCCATAGTTTTTCCTTTTGACTACTATTAATATCCTTCTTCTTTTTCTTTGTTTTGTTTAATTTCTGATACGATGCTATATGTGTATTCGCACTTTCTTGATACATAATAATCTTAACTTATATTTATTATTATGTATTCAAACTCATTCAATCAATTTTTTATTCTATACAAGTTATTAGTTGAACGATACCTTTTTCTCCAAATTATCCAGTAACGATTGGTCGTATACTAACTTTCCTTGTGGTTTATATTCTTTGGTAGAAGCATACTCTTTCTTAGGTGCTTTCACACTTTCCTTGGATATTCCACCATATAATAGTTGCTGTTCCGGGTCTTCTTCCTCTTCAACTTCATTATGCTTTGATTGTTCTATAATTTCTCCACGTTCATTAATTCGTTTACCTGTATCCTTTCTAAATTTATCTCGAACATAGGAAGGAATGAATTTCATCCAAGAGATATACAAATTGTTAGGATGGATATATTTCACTTCAAATCCGTTATCTTCCAACTTTTTTACCAAATATGATATACAATCCCCGTTATCATATAACGGTTCTCCAAATATGTATTCAGGAACATTATACCACAAGTACTTCACAGATCCAACATGACGGCTTTGAATTTTTATTTTATTATGAATACGATTCAACAATTTATTAAATATGGCAATCTGTTTCAAATCTTTCTTTCTGTTTTTTTCATATAATTCATCAATATCTATTTGGTTTTCATCATCTCGTTCATTTGGATATATAAAAGACATTATTATACTATACTACACATAATAATATAAATAGTTGGACTCATTTTGTCTAATGAGCGTTCAAACATATAATTTCAAACATTTATTATTTGGACCTGCAGGACCGTATGGTTTGTCTTATTATGGATTTATTAAATATTGTATAAATAATGATATATTGAAAATGGAGAATATTGAAACATTACACGGTATATCAATCGGTTCCATATTATCTGTGGTGCTTTGTTTAAACTATGAATGGAATGACCTAGATAGTTATTTTGTTGAGCGCCCTTGGCATAAATCCATTAATTCGGATATATATACACTATTCAATTCTATCCAGACGTGTGGTATATACGACAGAAAATTTTTCAATACACTACTAGGACCTTTATTGAAGGGGAAAAATATAGATTTGAAAGTCACAATGAATGAGTTTTATCAACTGTCCGGTAAAAAAATATATTTATATGCCACAGAAGCACTATCATTGAATAGTGTTTATTTTTCACATGAAACTACTCCGGATGTTGGATTATTAGATGCAATCCACGCAAGTTGTTGTATACCTGGTATATTTACACCGTGTTATATTGATAATATCATGTATTTTGATGGAGGAATACGTATGTATATTCCTATAGATAAATGTTTAGATGTTACAAATGAAGAAGATAATGATACATTATTTGCTATACAATGTATTCGTGATTCTAAACCTAGTGTGAATACCGATAATATTTTTACACTATTGACATCATTGATATATATTATCATTACCAACATTGTAATTAAACAATCAAATACCATTCGTTATTTATTTACATTGGACGTAGATGGGACTAAAACAATAGATTTTAGTGAAACAATAAATAGTAAAGATTTTCGCATGGAATTAATAGAATATGGATATTCTTGTGGTATAAAGTATTTCAAATAAATTTATACACATAGCATATATTATGGAAAATGAATCCGAAACGATTAAGCGCACTAGTATTATTGAAGATATTGGGGAAATAACAAAAGACCAAGATTTCAAACAAAAGACGAATGTCGCCACTACATTAGTATTGGAGTTCTATCGTGTATTAATGGGTTCTCTACTTTTATTTTTTGTCCCCCAAGATTGCGATGGCGAAATATGCACTTTCTCCCAAAATTATAACCGCGAAGACAATGGTATGTCAAAAACTGCTTTCGCTGCGAACTTATTAACGTTGGCTTCTTTCATCTATATGTATAAGATTGAAGTCCAGCGTGAAAATTCGATGATTGATTATTTACACGTTAACCCTGATAAAGCGCGCACCAACGACGCAGTTGAAGAAGCATTATCATCATTACCATTAGAAATTAAAAATAAAATCTGGGATTTTGACAAGAAATATATGCTTTCTGGATACTTTTCTATGGGTGCTTTCTCACTCAATGCGATTATAAGCACAATTGTTGTTTTACAAAACTATATGAATGATAAGACCGCCACAGCTTTACTCACCAATTTACTTTTTATGGGAATGAAACTTAATGATGTATATTCTACCGTCCATACCGAAAAGAACATTTTCTTATCGGCGTATTTAACACGCAAAATACAATATAATGATGTTGATCCCGATGCACCTGTTCTTGAAGAAGAATCTCGTGATGGTGTATCTGTATCTACAAGTGTTACCACTGATATTGCTTAAAAAATACTGATAATAATATATCCACTATATAATATTATCTCATTCATACCTTATGCCATCGTTTCTACGAATTTTTCTAAGTTGTGAGTTGTGATACGCGCTTCATAATCGATTGATTCATCGTCTTTACTCATTTTAATTGTAGGGAATGAGTCGATTTCGTGTTCGTTCATCATTTTAGTGATAGCACTTGTTTCTTCCGTGCAGTTTACATCCACACATACGACGTTGTATCCATTTACACGTTTGCCGTTATACATGCTTTTAAATGCATTCCATTCTGGTTTTGCTGTTTTACAATGAGGACACCAATCGGCATAGAAAAATAATATTTCCAAATCTTTCCCGTCAGTTTCAGCATTTGCTACATCATCAAAATTTTTGGTGGCCCTCTTTTCTACTACAAATTTATTATAACTATATGTGCCTACATAAAAGAATATCACCGCTAACACAAAGATAATGATGTAATTATAATAAGGTTTTAAATATTCATGAACTGCTTCGTAAAATGTTGCCATTTTATATTATATGGTAAGATTTGTTTTTACATATATTAAACCAACGAAATATAAGCACTATCATTTTTCTTTACACAAATCTCATCAATCACATTTGTTATTACTAAACCCTGATTTATATCCTTTTTTCCATGTTCTCCGCCTGTTATTTCTGTTGTCACCCGGATATACCACTTATAACGATCTGTTTCAATATGTTCTATGCCTTCCATACCACCATTTCTATCCCATTCATCCATAAAATAATTATGTGTTTTATTTTCAATCGTGTCTACTAACCGTTCCAATTGACGTTTTTCACCGTCTTTTTTCCAATTCCCCTCTTTGTTTTTGAAATACACCGTTTGTCGCTTCGCATCCGTGCAATGTATTGGACGTTGGTGAATGTCTAGACTATACAAAGAACGTTCTATAACATCCATCATTCCGTTCAAATATCCGTCTTTCTCAAATCGTTCTAAATCCCTATCGTTGATTTCTATACTTTCTAAGAATGTTTGATAGTCAATCGCATCTTTACACTGCGTATTCAGAAAGAAGTTCAAATTAAATTTATTATTGGTTGTATTATTTGTCACTAAACTCATAGATGACATTTTATCCATTAGTGTATTTATTTGCTGTTTATGCTCTTCGTCTCGTTTCTTTTGTTCTTCTTTGTGTTCTTCCAGTAACATTAGAATATTACTTGGCTCACTGGGACGATTTATTTCGTAGGTGCACGTTCGTTTATGTCTCGACAACCCCTGACGATAGGCATACTTCTTCCCACACTCGCATAAAAAAATGCCGTTGTCACCATTTGTCACCATTTTGTGTTTTGCAGTGTTTATGTGCTTCACATAGTTACTATATTTAGTGCATACAAAATCACATTTCTCACAGTAAAATTTCTGGCATTTTTTCGGCATTTTTTTGTCACCATTTGTCACCATTTTCTACTAAATATTGAGATTTTTTTTTCGAAATTTTTGAAAATACCAAAATTTTACATTTCACTTTTACTGCAACATAGTGCCATTCCTAGTTTTCAATATAGTCCCAAAAAAGTACCGTCACAATTCTGAATCTGGACATTTTAAAAATGTCCAAATCAAAAATTTTTTAAAAAGTTTTTTTTCGTATTTCTCGTTTTTTTGAAATCACTAGTTTCAAAATTTCTGTATCCACTGCATTTATCGTCTTATATGCTATTTTAACACTGGTCTTAGCATTAATTCAAATAATTCACTATAAATAGGAAAATACAAACTATATATAGTAAGGAAGGAAGGAGGGGAGGGGAAAATGAGGCGAAATGGACGAGGCTACGAATACATTGTATTGATAATATGTAAAACCAAAATGAAGAATAACAAAGGGAAAATGAAGTCATACATATATATATTACATTTATACAACGTTGATGTTCCCGGTTCTTCCTTTGTATCAAGCTCCAAAAAGGCTAATATGATAGAACTAATAAATGTATTAATTAACTTTACTATGTAACCAAATTGTTCTCCCCAGTTTGCACGATTTTCTGTTTCGTTATATATTTGATACACGATTGGTTTATGAAGCATATACTTCTTCTTTGTATTCAAGTATACATCAATATCTTCTATGGAATTACAATCTTGGATAATATCATTATAAAGACTGTCTGGGTATATAATTGCATGTGTGCCAAGAGATAATATACATTTACGTATTTCTGCTGAGTGTTTAATAGTAATTATAGGAGCACACCCCAAAGACAACATATATTTATTCCTTCTCATTACAGGTAGAAAGGAGTTAATTGTTTTAATATGAGCGTTCGATTTGAATTCGGATGAAAAAATGAAATCTTCTTCGAGAACCAAGACGTGTTTATACCCATTCTTCTTTGCATCTTTGAATGCATTAATATACGCGTGAGCTAAATCCTGATATGTTTTGGATATTTTCTTCTTATTATTGCAATAGTATTTGTCACATTTCTTGAAGCCCTTATTATATTGTATATGCACGTTATATGTGGGTTTGTATTGTTGTAGTTGCGTTTTTACATCATTGTCATATTTGCTATTTTCCATAATTAGTACATATGTTGCATCGATGTTCTCGTATAAACATTCTTTAAAATGTAATGATTGAATTCTATAACATAGGTTATCCATATACATGATAATAAGAATATAAAATTGAATCGTTTACACGCCTATATTATAATGTAAAATATTGATTACATATAATGCCGTCATTCAACTTTAACATTCGCAAACCTACTGCTTCGGGGAGCCTCGGAACTGTTCTTCACAAAGTATCGGGTCATACTACCCAAACTAAGACAAAGGGGAAGCCGGTCAATCTTGATTTGATGTCAGACCAGTATAAGAAGATGGCATACCACCTTATTAATGAAAAGCAATGCTTGGTAGAGAAACACAACAACTATACATATAGGGATACACACTTCAAAAACAGAACGATGGATATATGGTATGAAGAAGGAAAGCAACTTGATATTGAATACAACTGGAAGCTACGAGTGCTTTTGGAACTCTCCAATAATGAGAAGGACGCGTTATTGCTATTGGACTTCGCTGCGAAGGCAAAGGAACATTATGAGAAGGAATATTGGACGCACAATAGGAAGAGAGCGTTGAATGGCGTTCAACCGCGTAGAACATCCCAGCGTATTCGGGATAGACAAACCAAACAGAAGTAGATTTGAATTATTGATACATTTAACATTTAACGACATAATTTGTATTTTTTTATCTGTGATGATAAGATATATAACTATGCCAAATAATAAAACACGAAAAAATAAAAAAAATGTATTCAAAAAAGAAGATTATCATAGTAATGATGGTATGTTGACAAGCATATGGGGACCCGCTATGTGGCACTACTTGCATTCAATGAGTTTCAATTATCCTACCCATCCTACCAAACAACAAAAGGAAGAATACAAAAATTTCGTATTGAGTCTACAACATACATTACCATGTAGAAAATGTAGAGAGAATTTAGAAAAGAATTTCAAGGAACTGCCTTTAAAACAAGAACATTTAAAGAATCGTGATACCTTTTCAAAATATATTTATGATTTACATGAGGTTGTCAATAAAATGCTGGGAAAGAAATCGGGTCTTACATATGACGATGTAAGAGAACGCTACGAACATTTTAGAGCCCGTTGTATAAAAGACCAAAATAATAGTGAAAAAGGTTGCGCCAAACCAATATATGGTAAGAAATCAAAATGTATATTGAAAATTGTCCCACAAGATACAAAATGTGAAACATTTGAAGTTGACGAACAATGCAACAAAGTGATTATTCCATAAACTGGTTAAATAATTTCATTGTTTATATTATATATATACAAACAATGACTAATTGTAATACTTGTAATCTAAAAGACGTTCAACAATATGAAGAACCTATACCAGAACAAGAAGAAGAAAAACAAATTCCTTTTTGGTTTGAGAACCCGAACGTAATACTTCACTCCAAGTATATTTATGAAATATATCCCAATGAAGATATGACCTACAACCAAATGTTGAATGCTGTTACACGTAGCGTATTACTTTTGGCAATCATCATTTTCTTATTGAGTCCGAGTAAAAAATTATTGTTTATTTTAGTCGTTACGATGGGTATTATTTACTTAATGTATCATTATCACGATAAAACAAACGAAGGTTTTACAGAAGTTGTTAGAGATTATTTAGAAGATAATGAAGATGTAGATATGACAAAGAATGTTTTTTCTGAACCATCTTCTAAAAATCCATTTGGTAATGTATTGGTTAGCGATTACCAAGACAACGTAGAAAAAAAACCGGCGCCTCCTTCATATAATAGAAACGTCCAAGAACAAATTACGGAAGCCGCAAAACGAACCGTCCAAGAAGCAAATCCCGACCATCCTGATATTGCCGATAAATTATTTAAAGGTTTAGGCGAAGAAATGTCATTCGAACAATCTTTACGCCCTTTTTCCAGTAACCCGGCCACAACTATACCTAACGACCAAGGCGCGTTTGCCGATTTCTGCTATGGTTCTATGGTATCTTGCAAAGAAGGAAACCAATTTGCCTGTGCTCGCAACTTGTCACGTCATACAAATTATTAAAATAATTAATTCATTTATTTATTATTTTATCTGCAAAACTATTCTATTGGTATAATATAAATGGCATCTGTAAATAGTTTTATGTTTAATAATTTGGGAAGATTAGGCAACGACAAAAGCGACGAAAGTCAACGCAGTATTCAGAATACTAAATCCGCGAACCACATGTTATCCGATTATTTTAGTGATAATTTGTCTTCTAACCACGTAAACTTCGCGACAAAACAACCACTTATGAATTTTAACGCAAACGCACACGGCAACGGATTAAGCGGAAATGTAATTGACGTCAACTCATTACTTACTGTAAAATCTTTGGAAGAACGTTCTCATGAAAGATTACAACTTCACGAACGCCCTTTTTTAACTGTTCCTTATATGGGACGTGGTAGCTGTGACCCCGCTTTAGAAAGCAAAATACTAAAAGGCGAAGATGTATTTGAAAAACGCAGTGAAGCGAAACTTTCCCTTACCGAAAAGACATTTGACGATGTTCGTTTGTATCCTTTGGATAAGGAAATGAAGGAACGTTGCGAAAAATCCAAATACGGCGTCCAAGAAGCCGCATTAACAGGATGGGTTCGTGGTGGCGCAAATACTCGCGAAATGGAAAACGACCCCCGTATGAAGTAAGCATTTTATTAAAAATATATAAATATTGGTTTATATATTTAGTATAATGTCCTATCAGTTTGATGCTGTTATTCAATACTCAAACGATTTTGAATTTAGGGAATGTTTACGCAAGGTTTTTCAAATGAAACGCAAACAAGATTGCAAAGATATTGATACTATTTCAAACGATGAAAACAATTATGACTCTAACGCTGTGTTTGATTCTATGAATTATATTTATTTCATTACGAAGAACGAGCCATTGTTTCTGGAGATGTATGAAAAGGCCGCTGCCAAGATGTTTTCAACCGATAAGAATATTGGATTGAGTATATTATATAGTTATGACTATTTTAGACTGTTTCATTTGTGTTTGGGTGATTTTACGAATACAGATGTGGTGTTTGATAAAAATAATATCAACTATATCAATTTATACAGACAATTGTAAAATCTAATATATAGCATTAGTATATAATGGCATCTACACGAAATAGAAATACAACTGGAGATTACACTTTAGAACAATTACAAAATAGTCGCACATTCGATAAATTAACATATACGCATTATGGTGTGCCTTCGCAAACACATTTGCCGGGAAATGGTTTGTTACCTGGACGCGTAGGTTCGGAAAATTTGTCGTTCAACGCGGCAGACATAGAATCGCAACTTCGCGGGATTGGAAGCACTAATTTGGTGGAAAACAAAGCGCCTATTGAACCCCGTATCAAAACACTTAATTCACTTAATGTATGTGACCGTATGAAAATACAGGTTCCTGAACCACTTGTTATTGAAAACGGACAACGTCCTATGTTTTTGAATTAATTTGACTGCATAATTAATATATATTTGTATACTGATTATGATCTTTTCTTTCTTGTCTTGCGACCTTGTTTCTTTTGATGGTTCTTTTTTGACTTCTTTGACTTCTTTGTTTTATTTACTTTCTTACCGCCTTCACTTTTACCAAAAAGATCGCCAAAAAAAGTGTCGTTCCCATCATCATGTGTATTATCTTGTCGACCTGGATTATCTACTGTCGATTCAGAAGCTGGTTGTGGTGTAGTTTCTGCTTTTGCTTTTTCTTCTGCATCTGCTATTTTTGTATTAATACCATCAATAAATGTGCCAATACCCACGTCTATCTCACCAACCAAACTTTCCAATTTTGTTTTCAAACTTTCCAGATTGGTTGTTGTTTCTTTTCTTATTTCTTTATCTTCATCGTTTTCTATATCTTTATTAATTAATGTATTAAAATCATCTTTAATATTTGTTATTAATCCTTTAATATGATCGGTAATAATTTTTTTAGATTCATCATTTTTTAATTGTTTAAAATTATTTATTACTGAATCCGTAATTTTGTTATTAATATCTAAGAAATAACCCTTAAATTTTTTAAAATTAATCTTGTTTGGTTTTGTTACGTTTATACTTTTTTTAATATCATTTGCTTGTTTGATTTCCTTTTGTTTTTCGTTATCTTGTGTGTTTTCTCCCCACGCTTGTTTTGGTTTTGGTGTAGTTGTTACTGTTTGTGATGTTGTTGATGACTCGTTTGTTAATAGTAATACTTCTGGTTTTTTTACTCGTTTTGTTGCTGCGTTTCCCAATGTGTTTCCTAGATTTATTACTGTGTTTCCCAATTTGTTTGCTGCGTTTTTTCCGCTTTTTGCTACGTTTCCGAATGTGTTTCCTATTGTGTTTCCGAATCTGTTTGCTGCGTTTCCTAATCTGTTTACTACGTTTGATTGTGGTCCGTTTGTTATTGCCAAATGTTTTGTTTCTGGTGTTTGTGGTCCGTTTGTTATTAGCAAAGGTTTTGTTTCTGTTGATGTTTGTTTTGGTTGTGTTGTCTCTTCTTTTGCGCTTGGTGTTGCTTTTGGTTGTGCTGTCTCTCCTTTTGCGCTTGGTGTTGGTGGTGCTGGTGTTGGTGGTGCTACTTTTGTTGCTGGTTTTGATGCTGCTTCTATCTCGTTTACAGCATTATCATATTTTTCTTTATACACGGTTGGATCTTTATATTCATCGGGTATTTCTTTATTATCACAAAAATTATGTAACATTTCTAAACGACTTCCCCAATACTCAGGACATTTTCCATTTTTATCAGGAGAAAAAAATAATCCATTTTTTTTACCAAGTTTAGACTTTTTATCCTCACCATATTCGCATAAACCAGATGTAATGAAATTGTTTGCTCTACAAACGGGGTTTATGTTATTCTTTCCAAGTTTTAAAATATCATTACTTATATTTTTATTGATATTACCTGTTGTATATTTTTTCATAACATCAACTATTTCAGAATCTGTATCCTCTTGTGGAATGGAGTATTGTTGTTGACTTTCTTCCGAACCTGTATTATTGTTTGGATTGAACTCTGATTGTTGATTTACCGATGGGCTATCTTTTATAAGAAGTGTTGATTCATAATCATTTTGTGATGGTTTATCAGGCGGTAAACTGATTGTTGTAGGAAACTTAATTTGAGGTAGTAATCCATTAAATTGAGATAGATTTTGTGCTGATGGTAGCGATAGCATCGGTATTGGTTGTCGTAGTGGAGCATCCTCAACCATTAGTCGTTCTTGTGTAGCCTCAGTGGTTGGTTTTTGTGGAGCAGCCTCAATCATTAGTTGTTGTTGAGCATCCTCAACCATTAGTTGTTCTGGTGCATCCTCAATCATTGGTAATTCTGGTGCAGCCTCAATCATTGGTTGTTGCACCTGGTTACTTGCCATTCTTCTTCTATCCATTTCTTGTATTTTTGCTGCTGCTTCAAGTTCTTTCATTTTTTTATTCGTCAACTCACAATTATGCGATTCAACCTTTTTATCATGTTTGTTATACACTAAACATTCCCCATTAAATATGCCAATAATATCATATTTCCCTTCTTTTATCGTTAGGCTATCAATTATATCTTGTGGAAAGTAAGGCCTAATAAACTCGGTATTATAATCCGAATATTTATTCTTCCCAATTATGTTCCTATTAAATCCATCAAGAAAGCTTCGGTATCCTTTTGAAACGGAATTCTCATTTATAAATGAAGATGATTGAAAATAATCATTGATATTAAAATCAATACTGAGTGCCTTAAAATTAGGATTAGGAATCCTACTTATTATATTTGATAGGATATTATTATTATTATTATTTTGTATCTGATTATTGTTAGGTACTTGCGGTTCATTTTTTTTACCCTTTTTTTTATTTCTGTTAAGCATTTAATAAATTATAAGTGTATGTTGATATATAGTATATGTATATGAAAATTGAAAGAAAATTAACAAAATATAAGAAAATAATAAATCACCATGTTCCCAAAGAAGAAAACAAACAATATTATGGTCTTTGACGTAGAGACAAATGGTCTTTTACCTAAAGACAAAATAAGCACCACGAAACAAACTATACATTTGTTTCCATATATCTTACAACTAAGCTACACCATATACAACATAGAAAAACAAAAATGTGTAAAGACATTTGATGCTTATATCAACATACCCAAGCGTATAGAAATAAGCAACCAAATCACCGAATTAACGGGCATTACACGCGAAAAGTGCGAAAAAGGTATGAATATATTATCGGCTCTGCGTGCGTTTCATAGTGATTTTATTATGTGCGATGAAATAATCGCGCATAATATGCGTTTTGATAAACAAATGATACTTGTTGAATTAACGCGGAATTTTGATAGCATTCAAGCATCTATGCCAAGTATATTTACCACTTTCAATAGTAAATATATGGAACGTTACGAAGTAGAAACATATTGCACGATGATGAATGGTATTCAGATGTGTAATATACAAGTAGAAGGAAAAGAAGGTAAGACATATAAGAAGTGGCCTAAGCTAAATGAGTTGTATTCTCATTTATTCAAAACACCTGCCCCTGATAATTTACATAATTCCCTTGTAGATACCGTAGTTTGTTTGCGGTGTTATCTAAAAATGAAATCCGATATTGATATGCGTGATCGTTCCTTTGCGAAACTATTATCGCTGATGAAGTAGATTAACCGGAACACATTTCGCATACCTCATCTTCTTGATTTTGATTATTACCTGATTTTTTCTCGGGTTCGATAGTAAATTGCTGGGCTTTGTGTGCTCCGCGTCGACGCAAGTAGTATATGCCCGTTTTCAATCCCTTCGACCAACTGTAAAAGTGCATTGATGTCAACGTATTATAATTCGGGTCTTCTAACCATAAGTTCAAACTCTGACTTTGGCACACAAACACTCCCCGGTCCGCGGCCATATCAATGACGTGTTTCATAGGTATTTCCCAAACAGTTTTGTATTTATCGCGAATTTCTTGTGGAATGGTATCAATATGTTGAATGCTACCGTGGTTTGCAATAATATTATTTTTGAGTGTTTCGGTCCACAATCCTAGATCAATAAGGTCATTCATCATATATTTGTTTGCTACAATGAATTCACCTGCCATTGTACGACGATTGTAAATATTACTGGTAATGGGTTCAATACATTCGTTGTTGCCTAATATTTGCGATGTGGAAGCGGTAGGCATCGGTGCCATTAACAAAGAGTTGCGAATTCCGTATTTTTTTATGCTATTTTTGAGACTATCCCAATCATAGGACAAACGAGTATGGTCGAAGTTTTCCCACAAGTCGAATTGAAGAAGCCCCTTTGATGCTGGAGAACCTTCAAATGTGGAATATGCACCTACATAATCTGATTTCTTAGACATGAGGTCCCACATTAATTGCTGTTCTTCTTCTTGGAAAATCTCGTAATATGCTTTGCGCTCAATAATCTTATTGTTGTAATAATTTTCGGCAATAAAATTATAGCGTTCTTTTGCGATTTCGTTGGATCGTTCCAAAGCACCATGATAAATGGTTTCGAATATTTTGAAATTCAATACTTTTGCTTCTTCGCTATGAAAAGGTACATTCATCTTGAAGAACACATCGGCTAACCCTTGAACGCCAATACCAATGGGACGATGACGCTTATTGCTTCGCTTTGTCTTATCTGTGGGATAAAAGTTGACGTCGATGATTTTATTCAAGTTATTTGTCACTACTTTTGAAACATGATGTAGTTTTTCATAATCGAAGTGTGTATTTCCAGACGCGTCGGTTTCAACAAATGACGGAAGTCCGATACTTGCAAGATTACATACTGCTGTCTCATTTTCGTCTGAATATTCGGTGATTTCGGAACAAAGATTGGATGATTTGATAATACCCACATTCTTCTGATTTGATTTACGATTTACACTGTCTTTATACAACAAATAAGGTGTTCCAGTTTCCATTTGTGAATCGAGAATATGAAACCAGAGTTGACGGGCATCAACCGTTTCCCGTCCCTTGCCTTCGCGTTCGTATTTTTCATAGAGTTTTACAAAGTCGTCTCCATATACATCAGAAAGACCAGGACATTCATCGGGACACATTAGCGTCCAAGAACCATTTGCCTTTATACGCTCCATAAATAAATCGGGAATCCAGAGTGCATAAAACAAATCGCGTGCTTTCAACTCTTCGTCACCGTGATTCTTACGCATTTGTAAAAACATTTCAATATCCGCGTGCCACGGTTCCAAGTAGATAGCGAAACTACCGTTGCGACGTCCACCACCTTGGTCTACATATTTCGCTGTATTGTTGAATACGCGCAACATGGGTACAATACCGTTCGATTTGCCGTTTGTGCCGCGGATTTGGCTACCAGAAGCGCGAATATTATGGATATGAAGTCCAATACCTCCCGACCACTTGGAAATCAACGCGCAATCTTTGAGGGTATTGTAAATACCTGAAATACTATCGTCTTCCATAGCAATAAGATAGCACGAACTCAATTGTGGATGCGGTGTTCCAGCGTTGAAAAGTGTGGGTGTTCCGTGTGTGAAATACTTTTGAGACATATAGTGATAACTTTCTTTGATATGTTCGATATTAGAACCGTGAATACCAATACTTACACGGAGCCACATATGTTGGACCCGTTCAACAATTACACCATTAATGCGCATGAGATATGCACGTTCAAGTGTTTTGAAACCGAAGTAGTCGATGAGAAAATCGCGTTGATAATCAATAAGTTTATCCCATACATCTTTGTTATTATTTACAACGTCTATGAACTCCTTTGTAACAAGAGGACAATGTTTACCGCTTTTATCTTTGAAGTTGTATAATTTATTCATATTTGTGCAGAAACTGCTTTTAACATTTTTTTGATGATTAGAAATGATGAGCTGACCCGCAAGAACGCTGTATTCAGGACGAATAGAACTCATAGACGCACACTGTTCGGCCATCAATTCATCAATTTGACACGTTGTAATATTATCATATAATTGGTCTATGACTTTCATAGCAAGACTAGTGTAGTTTAGTTTTTGTATATTTGCATTTTGACCGATTTTCTTGACTCGGTTCAGAATTTTATTAAACGAAACGACTTCCTTTGCGTTATTGCGTTTAACTACAAACATTTCATCGTCATCTGGAACAATAATACTATCTTTTGGAGATGACATATTACTACTATTGAATAACCATATAAAATATTTTTTATATTATAACATATAATACTTAACTTGGTAATGACGTCAGAAAACAAATATAGATACTTCAATATGAAAGCAATAGTGGCGTGCGATACACATTACGGAATAGGAATACACAATACTCTTCCAAATTGGAAACTAAAAAACGATTTGAAAACATTTAAAACGTTGACTGTGGGTAATGGTAATAACGCGGTAATAATGGGAAAAAATACATGGTTGTCAATAGGCGAAAAACCTTTACTAAACCGTATGAATTTTGTATTATCTACTACTATGGCTGAAAAGAATGAAACCGATGTATGGTTTTACAATGAAGCAGATGATTTATTGAATGACATATGTGTAAGTAGTTATGATACTGTGTGGATAATCGGCGGTTCTCAAATATATGATTTGTTTATTGATTATTGTAATAGTATATACATTTCGCGGACACATAAAGAGTTCAAATGCACTACATTTTTGTCTGAAAAGTTAATATCGTTAATAAATAACAATCATTATGTCGTTGAAAATGAATATGAAGACACAGATATGCATAATGGATATACACGTTATATTTATAAAATTGATTAACTCCAAATAATTATTGTATATAATAAAATTAGATACAATGGTAAAGTGCTCTTATTGTGAAAGCGAAAAACATAATATATCTTCTTGTAAAGAGGATACCGAATTGGTTGAAATTATAATGAATCACACGCATCAGCCCAAATTTTCGTCAATGAATGAAAAACTGCTTCGTCGGTTATCAGCACAACACAAGATAAAAACGACAATGCCGAAAATGCGTTTGATTATACATCTAACCCGAAAATGGCAAGAAATAAATACACGTAATAAATTATTCATATCAAATGAGTCCGAGTGCGCGATTTGTTTTGAAACGCTGGAAACTACAAATAGTTGTATAACAAAATGCGGACATAAATATTGTTTAACATGCATATTACAGTATTCTGAAAATCGCACAAGTAAAAATAGTGTAGATTGTCCTATGTGTAGGACTACCATTTATAAAGATAAAACGGATATTATTCACTCTCAACAAAATACGATGAACGATGATAACATTATTCAGCATATAGGAAGTAATGTGTTGGTTGACTTGCAAAATATGAATACTAATTTGAGGGAAGCGAATGAAAACATTGCGAATCCGGAAAGGAGCTTTATATATGATGGGAATACGATACCTTATTATGAATCAACAGTTACTGAAGCATACATTGATGATTATTTGCGAAATGATAATGAAACAACGAATCAGTTTATTAGAGATACTCAATTAGTTGATGACTTGTTTTCAGAACCACAAATGAATGTAGAAGTAATACGCGAACAATACAGAAATTAAAAAAATGTATTAATGACAAATAGGAAACATCATTTATTTTTTAATCAAGTTTTATTGTTGTTACTTGGGGCGTTGACTCCAAATTATGTATTATTTTTGTATCTGTATCACTATTCATAGTGACTACAATAGAAGATGGAGCATCAGTAGCCGATGTGGTGCTATTAGAACGGGGTTTTGATGCTCGATGCTCGAAACCAGTTTCGCGTTCTTTTAGAATTGTATTCCAAGTATCTGTAATATCATTTATGCAATGTGAAAACCATTTTCTATTGCGTTGGACGATGACACACGAATATTCGTCAAGATAGTAGTAGTATTTATTGTAAAGAATATAATGTTCTTTGAGTTTATTTTCCGTTTCTGTAATCCAAGCATCCACACATTCCTTATTATAGTCATCTGATAAAGGATAATATTCGTAATGTGGTTTGTATGCATCGCAATCATCGTGGGATTTGATATTCTTTGAAAAATACAATACGATTCCTTTATATTGATGATTATAATCAGTATAGAATTCGTCTTCGGAATATTCTTTGAACCGTGTTTCCAGGAAATCACAACATTCGAGTTCACAAACTTCCATTTGTAATTGCATTTGGACCCAATATTCTTCTTTTGGCACGGAAGTAATATCGCGATTCACAATATTCTTGATCTCCAACATTCTTCCATATAATGGACTGGTTTCGTCTATTACGATGCCATCAGGTGAAGCACCAATATATGGATAATTTTTATGTGTAATACAACCAAAATCCCCTACTTTTGTATTATATATTTTTTCATACAACATAATACTCACGGGTTCATATTTATTTCCCCATTCCATAGGTCCGCCATAGAATTGCGGTTTTGACTTAGTGCTACATTTTTCAAAAATAATACTGTTTCGTGTAGATTCACTTTTGAATATTTTCCACATACTACTTGCGGTGAGTTTATTTTGACGGGTGCTATACCATTCATCACTTTGTTGTTCGTGTGTGTTTTTTTCTTCTAACACAACAAGTTGTTTTTTTACATCGTCAGATGTTTGATATGAATTCAAATTGTGCTTGGAAACATATGGAATGATGTTATTCATAATTTTGTATGTATTTATCATATAATCAATATTGATTTTCTCCAATGGGTATACAGAAACGTCATATATGCAAGATTCGAGTGTGCGTCGAAATTTATGTTTGAAATAGTCCACAAATATATCATCAAACACGTAACTAATAATATCGTAAATATATTCACATTGTTCGTCGTCATTCAATTCATATCCAGACTCTGTTTCCGATGTATCATCATCGGATTGTTGATTTTCCATAGTTATATCTTATTAAATGATTATTTTTAATAGGATATAATTTATTAATAGTGATTCAATTTTTGGATTCGCCGTTGTTTTTGGGCGTTAAGTTCTTAAGTATCGTTTTTCTAAACTCATTATTCTTCAACGAATAATTCCTGCTTTTATCGTTAAAATATAAATTCGGAATATTTTTGATTACTCCTTCTTCTACGTTATATTCTATGTCTTTAGCCTTATTGATTCTATTCTTCATAATACTGTTTACCAAATAGTCTTCTAATTTAGTGTTGTTTTCGCTATTAATGCTGTAATTTCGTGCATATTCGCGAACTAATTTTATTTTGATATTCTTACTTAGTTTAATCCACGGCTTATTCACATTGTTATCATCAATCATCATCTTTTGAATACGTTCGTTGTCTGTAAACATTTTATTTGTATATATTCTTTATATTGTGTTATATTTAACCTTTTTTACTTTATATAATTATGAAAAAAATCACTTTGCCTCAAGAAAAAGAAACAAAGAAAGTAAAAGCCGAGAAGGAGAAACGAGATAGAAAGATCATATCCAGTGAAAAATGGGTATATCACGAGATATCACAGGTTCGCGAACAAGAAATTGTAAACCAGTGTATATCACGAGAAATAAATGACGATACAAAACTATTGCGTTCTCAAATAAAAGGGAAACTTCATTCATACAAAGGTCAGGATAAAACAAAAACGCTGAAAGAAGATGAAAATGAATTCATGGATGTAGAGTGCGTATTGAAACTCTTACAAGAAAGTAATAATACATGTTATTATTGTAAATCAACTATTAAACTTTTTTATGAAAAGGTTCGGGAACCTATACAATGGACGCTAGAACGTCTAGATAATTCTCTCGGTCATAATACTAACAATTGTGTAATTGCTTGTTTGAAATGCAATCTTTCGCGACGCACGATGTATCACGAAAGATATACATTAACTAAGCAATTACATAATATCGTGAAAAAAACATAAAGTGTTTTTGTTATTGTCTTATAATGTCCCAGATAAATACCATATTAGATACATTTTTACATAAACGACAAATCCCACATTTGATATTTCATGGTCGTAATCATAGTAAAAAGATTGAAATTGTAAATAACTTTTTAAATAAAGTATATTACTTTGATTTAAAAATGAAGAAGGATAACGTATATAGTGTGGATTGTTGCTATAGCAAAGGAATTAAATTTATTCGCGATGACCTCAAATTGTTTGCCAAGAGTAATGTATCGAATAATCGGAACGGATTCGCATTCAAAACAATTGTCCTGTATAACGCAGATTATTTAACAATAGACGCACAATCAGCTTTGCGACGTTGTATAGAAGTATTTAGTCACAATACACGTTTTATCCTGGTTGTAGAAAATAAATACAAACTATTAAATCCAATATTATCTCGGTTTTGTGAATTATATGTCAATGATATGGAAACACATATGAATTGGATGAATAATAATACATTTATTGATAAATTTGATGAATATTATACAGGTGTTATGAAAGGGAATAAGAATACTCATAATGATATTATTAAATGTATATCGTATTGTACGCATAATGGAATATGTTGCTTTCATATATTACATTGGCTGAAACAGCAGAAAATCAAGGAAGATATAAAACAGGATATATATGTATATTTTGATACAATACGGATCGATTTCAGATGTGAAAAAACGTTGATACTACAGTTTTTAAATTATATCTTTTTCGTTCAAAAAGCAGTATAAAAAGATTTTTATAAATTATACAAATGGACGATTTTGTTACAGCGAATTTACATGAATCCCGCAACGAATGGTGTGCGCGTTTAGTGTCTATATTTTCACCGTTGGTGATTGAGGGATTCAAATCTATATTTGACGAATCTTGGAAACTTTGTGTAGAAAATGACGAAGTGAATAAGTATTTGATGACATTCCAAGAATTGTTAACGCGTATACCCAAATGGAATAATGAAATCATTTCAAATGAGAAAAAACGCATCATAGATAGGAGTGGATGCAATTATCTGGAAGATCTAATAACGTGCGTCCATATAATCCAGCTCAAAGTATTGACGTGTGTCCGTGTAGGAAACAAACAAAAGAAGATCGATATTTCCATTCCAAAATTGGATGATTTTATTCATAAGGTGTATATCCATTGTGCGCGCAAGATTTATTCGAATGTATATTTGTTTGAAAAGAATATTAATCCGTTACAAATTCAAAAGAATCATCGTGAGTTAGAACTCATCGTCCAAGAATGTTTGATGATATCTATTCGTGATTCAATTCCTACCGAAGATATTATTCGTGCATATATGGATGAAAGCGTAGAAGAAGAGGAACAAGTCATCATTGAAGATATTCCTATAAAACATGAAACACCAGCACCTACTCCTACCGATGAGCCAATTGTATCCGAGCCTGAATCTGAAAAGAAGGAACCAGTAGTTGAGAATTCAGAAGAAAAAAAAGAAGAACCACACCTTGAATTAGGAATAAGGGATTTGGATGATGAAAAGGTGGTTACAAAATTATCGTTTAATGATATGGATTCTGTATTGGATACAGATAACAACGTCTCTACCATTGAAGCCCCCAAAACAATTGAACGTCTAGAAGAAATTAGTACATCTCGTGCACTAGAACGCCGCATGGAACAAGAAGAGGAAGATGATGATGAAGCACTTAAAATCAGTGATGAAATTATCAATTTGAACGATTTTGAAGATGTATCAAGTGTCATAAAAGTAAATTAGAATAATGCGTTAGTTATAATAAATTATTGCCTAGTATTTTATTATAAATATGGAAAAAGAAATTGCTTTTTCGTTATTGGTGTCAATATTTTATGGCATATTCAAGTTTGTTGAAATGAAATACATTGAGAAAGAATGGAAACCTGTGAAAGTATTGGTTCGCGACATAATTATGGTGATAATTTCTTCATTTGTTGGTGCCATCATATTCGTCCAATATCATCAATCATTTAGTAATTTTTTCAGCGTCATTACTGATAATGTAATGTTGGATACAAGTAACACGAAAGTGTATACGGATATGCCATCATTTTAATATGATATATTTATAATCTGTTTATATCATATAATTATGAGTGCTGTCGAAGAGAAAGATTACAAACACGAATTTATTAGTATATTAAACGAATATAGTGATTTGTTACAGAAGCGAGGGGATTATATTAAATCCAAAATATATCGTCGTGCACATGATAATTTAGTCAATTATAGCGAACCTGTATACAAAGTGGAAGAATTATCAAAGTTATCGGGTTTCGGTCCAGGAATAACAAATTTATTGAATGAATATGTTTCTAGTGGAAAAATTAATGTATTGGAAAGGGAACGAAACCGACCCGAAAACGTATTAAGTGAAATCTATGGTGTTGGACCCAAGAAGGCAAGGGAATTGGTAAATAATGGTATCACAAGTGTAAGTAAATTGCGTGAAGCACATAATGAAAATCCCAAACTATTAAATGACGTCCAAGTGAAAGGATTGAAGTATTATGAAGATATTATTCAACGCATTCCTAGAAGTGAAATTGTTCTATACAATGAAGTATTTGATAAAGCGTTTAATGCTATCAAAGATGACACTAGTAAATATGAAATTGTGGGAAGCTACCGTCGTGGTTCTCAAACATCCGGAGATATTGATGTAATAATTACATCGGAAAATAAAGACATATTTGTAAATTTCATAGACAAGTTACTTGAAGAGAATGTAATTGTAGAAGTATTGTCGCGAGGTCCTACCAAATCACTTGTTATTTGTAAGTTGGATGATATTAGCATTGCACGCAGAGTGGATTTCTTGTATTCCACACGTGAAGAATATGCATTTTCAATATTATATTTCACAGGAAGCAAGGAATTCAATACCGTAATGCGTGGATATGCACTTACAAAGGGGTATTCACTCAACGAACACGGTTTGTATACTAAGGAAAAGGGTAAAAAGAAGGAAGACAAATTACAACAACTATTTTTATCCGAACAAGATATATTTGATTTCTTGGGACTCGTGTATAAAGAACCAGATGAACGACGAAATGGCAATGATGTAATTAAAAAAGATGGAACACCTGTAAAGGTAAATGCTGTTATAATGAAGGACGAGAACAAGACGTTGAAAAATAAACCTGTAAATAAAGTAAATAAAACACGAAAGGAAAAAGTAGTTGTATCTGAAGAACGTCTCAAATATAAAAAAATGAAAAAGGATGAATTAAGAGCAATATTGGCAGGTTATATGGGATTGAAGCCGAAAAAGAGTAATTTGAAACATATGAAAGACAAAGATGAGTTGATAGATAAAATTATTGAATTTGAAAAACAAAAGGAAGTTCAAGAACCCGAGCCTGTTGAGGAAGAACCCAAGGAAGATAAACCCAAGGAAGAAGAAACAGAACCCGAAACTGTTGAGGAAGAACCCAAGGAAGAAGAACCCAAGGAAGAAGAACCCAAGGAAGAAGAACCCAAGGAAGAAGAACCCAAGGAAGAAGAAACAGAACCCGAAACTGTTGAGGAAGAACCCAAGGAAGAAGAACCCAAGGAAGAGAAACCCAAGGAAGAGAAACCCAAGGAAGAGAAACCCAAGGAAGAAGAAACAGAACCCGAAACTGTTGAGGAACCCAAGGTTCCCGAACCACAAGTTCAACAAACAAAAAAGAAACGAGGACGTCCCAAGGGCAGTAAAAATAAGACACAGAAAATAAAAAAGGATAAACCAGAAGTTTTGAAACCAATTAAAGAAGAAATAACAGAAGATAATATAGAAATGAAAAGTAAGAAACCAAAAATAACAATGAAAGAGGAAGATGTTGTAAAAATAATGGAAGACTTTAAAACAAAGGGAATGTCATTATTAGAAACATTAAGTAAGAAGGAATTAGAACAAATCATTCTTGTTGCAAACAAGCAATTCCATTCTTATCTAGAACAAAAAGGAGAACCTACATTATCAGATAATGAGTATGATATAGTGAAAGAATATATCGAACAAAAATACAGTGATTCATCTATATTAGATGAAGTAGGTGCCGAATTCGAGAAAAACAAAGTTGAACTACCTGTAAATATGCCGTCTATGGATAAAATCAAGCCGACTACAAACGCTTTGGAAACGTGGGTTGAAAAATATAAAGGTCCATATGTATTGTCGTGTAAGTTAGATGGTGTAAGTGGTTTATATTATAGTAAGGATGGAGAGCGAAAGCTATATACACGCGGTAATGGTTCAGTAGGACAAGATGTATCACATTTATTGAAATTTGTAAACGGTATCCCGGATATCAAAGATGTTATTGTTCGTGGCGAATTCATTATTTCTAGAAAAACATTTGATGATAAATATAGCAAGCAATTCTCAAATGCCCGCAATCTCGTCGCGGGTATTGTAAATAGCAAAAAGATTGATAAAAAGGCCAAAGATGTGGATTTTATTAGTTATGAAATGATTGAACCCGAATTGAAACCAAGCCTACAAATGAAAACGATGAATGAAATGGGATTTAATGTAGTAAAAAATGAAGACACATCTACATTATCAAATAATATGCTATCGGATATACTTGTTGATTGGCGAACGAATTATGAATATATCATTGACGGCATTATAGTAAGCGACGACAACATATATAAACGCACAAATAAAAATCCCGACCATTCGTTTGCGTTTAAAATGGTATTGTCCGACCAAGTAGTAGAAGCAAAGGTAGTGGATGTATTATGGAACGCAAGTAAAAGCGGATATTTGAAACCCCGCGTAAGAATTGAACCTGTAAATGTAGGTGGTGTAAAGATAGAATATGCAACGGGTTTTAATGGAAATTTCATAGAAGAAAATAAAATAGGCGTTGGTGCAATTATACAAATTGTCCGTAGTGGTGATGTCATTCCTCATATTAAGAGTGTGACAACGCCCGCCGAAAAAACCAAAATGCCTGATGTTCCTTATACGTGGACGGATACACACGTAGATATTATATTGGCAAATAAAGACGACGATGTAAATGTATTGGAAAAGAACATCACTTCGTTTTTTACATCGTTAGAAGTGGATGGTTTATCACAAGGTAATGTGAAACGCATTATGAAGGCGGGATATAATAGCATATGCAAAATATTAGATATGGATGAAAAAGATTTCTTGAATGTAGAAGGGTTCAAGGAAAAGATGGCGAAAAAGGTATATGAAAGTATATCTTCAAAAGTCAAAGATGCGTCTCTTATAAAGATAATGGCTGCTTCTAATAAATTTGGTCGTGGAATTGGAGAACGTAAAATCAGACCCATTATGGAAGCATATCCCACAATATTAGAATCAAACGAATCAAACGATGAAAAGATAAAAATGTTAATGACAGTAAATGGTATTGGCAAGGAAAACGCAAAATCATTTGTAGAAAATATGCCAGTATTTTTAGAATTCATGGATCAATGTAAGTTAACCTATAAATACGGCGAAAAACCAGAAGAAAAAGTGGAAGACAGTGTAAATGAGGAAAATAAAGACCATCCGTTGTATATGAAAAAGGTAGTAATGACAAAGGTTCGCGATAAAGAAATAATTGATAAATTGGCATTATATGGTTCAACTTTGGAAAATAAAGTAGATAAGAATACATTTGCTTTAATTGTAAAATCCAAGGATGATGTCTCAAACAAGACGAAAAAAGCCGAAGAATTAGGAGTGTCAATATTTACACCCGAAGAATTTATTGAGAAATATCTCAATTAAATAAAATTACATAACATGCAATAGTATAAAATTACATGTTATATCTACGCGAATGAAGGAATATCATCAATATTTATGACACAATGGGTTTCATCTAAACATTCGATGGTTTGATATTTCTTGAATACATCGCGTTCTAATTGCTTTTCTGGTGTATGATGATGGACGATACGAGCAATCATTTTATATAATTTGAAATTCGGATATCTTTCATCGCCATTTTTTTTATATAGAATATTCTTACCATTATCATCACAACACCATTCATAAATGATTTTTTGGAAGTCATCGAAATCGCTTATAGTCGCTTCATCGTCAATAATAAAATCATATATAGAACAACCTAACCGACATAGATCAAAACTATAATTGGGATCAATGCGTTTTTTTGATGGCTCATAAAACGGTCCAAAGTTATATTGTGAATTGGCATCTCCGTCCTTCTTAAAACTATCACTACAATATACGTTATTGTTGAATGTCACGATTGCGCGTCCAAAGTCGATGAGTTTGAATATTTTTCCATACGTGGGAACTTTATATTGAATGTTATTAAACACATAATAAATGTATGGAATGTCGGTAGTTTCATACATAATATTATTTGTATGTAAATCATTATGTGTAAATTTGAATGCCTTTTGAAGTGTAAGAAGAATCATAATAATTTGAAATAAAGCAGATAGATAATGCTCTATATCCAATTCTTTGCTATCATTCAAAAGATTATCAAATGTATTTTCACATTTAGATAGCCCAATCATAATGACCGGGAAATTATCAATATATGCATATAATGGTTCTTCGTCAACACTACTGTCGTAATCTATTTCGCTGATCGATGAAGTGTATGAATGTCTGGATTTCTCTTCTTCATCGGAAACACTACTGGATGAATTACTATCTGAATCACTTGTATTGCTCTCAGTATCACTTATATCACTATCATCGCTGTCGTTGTTACTATGAATATTTGTGTGTTCTTCCAAGTTATCAATCGATAATTCAAGTAATTCAGGCTCAGGTAGTGATGTTATTTTATCATCACTTTCACAAGGTAAAGCATCAAATGAAACAGGACTAAATGTCATATCAGTGAAATCGTTAAACGAAATATCGTCACTAAATGACAATGCTTTTTTATGCTTTAATGTATATTGTTTTGCTTCATTTTGTAAAAGTCCTTTTGAGAAAATATTGGTATGAAATAGTTTTCCAATATGTTCTTGAAAGAAATCCTGTTCTTGTAAGAATTCAATATCATCAGCTATATTCATTCTAAACTTTTTTTGAATACCAACAATAGAACCAAAATATTCAACCCCGTGTTTGAAATTGTATTTTTCATATAAAAGATTAATTAAAGCACAAGTGAAATTATCAACATATGAAGCATTATGGATAGATCTCAATTTCTCATGATACTCTTGACTTTCACATTGTTTGACAATATTTGTAATATGTTTATCATATTTATATTTCCCCATCATATAATGACACGGGTCTAAAAGAGGTGCATATTTGAAGAAGATGTTTTTTTGCCTTGTATTTCCATTATTATCAATCACTTGTTTATTATCATAAATATGATATGTATGATTAAATTGTAAATTGGTGGAAGAAAGATCCAATACATCAAAATAGTTATAAATCGGATTATAAAAAGTAATATTTGAAATATCATATGGAAAATAATCTAATTCATCGCAGTCCCAAGATTCTAAATTTGGGGTATGTTCGATCATCTTGATTTCCATATTTTAGCTAAACCTATAATAATGTATTCTAATTTAATATTTACAGAGATCAAACTTATATAATAAGTGCGTTAGTAAATCATTTAGATAATATTAATATAGTATAGTAAAATGACTTTAGAATTAAAAAAATTTGACATGCGACATATAACATTCAAGCCTGATGAAAATAAAGGCCCTGTAATAGTATTAATTGGTAGACGTGATACTGGTAAATCCTTTTTAGTTCGTGATTTATTGTATTATCATCAAGACATACCTATTGGTACAGTAATATCGGGAACAGAAGCCGGTAATGGTTTTTACGGTCAACACGTGCCAAAATTATTCATCCATGAGGAATATAGTTCGGTATTAATAGAGAATATATTGCGACGACAGAAGGCGGTTCTCAAACAAGTGAAAAAGGAAACGGATACATATGGGAAAACGAAAATAGATCCGCGTGCTTTTGCGATTCTTGATGATTGTTTATACGATCAATCGTGGACCCGTGATAAGTTGATGCGATTATTATTTATGAATGGAAGGCATTGGAAAATTATGTTGATTATTACGATGCAATATCCTTTGGGTATTCCGCCAAACTTGCGTACAAACATAGATTATGTATTTATTCTTCGCGAACCTTATATGACAAACCGAAAGCGCATATGGGAGAACTATGCGTCTATGTTTCCAACATTAGAATCATTCAGTGCAGTAATGGACCAGACAACAGAAAATTATGAATGTCTTGTAATCAATAACAACGCTAAGTCGAACAAATTAAACGACCAAATTTTCTGGTATAAAGCAGAGAACCACCCGGATTTCAAACTCGGTTCAAAAGAATTCTGGGAATTATCAAAGGGGTTGGGTTCAGATGACGAAGATGAGGCATATGATCCGAGCAAATCAAAAAAGAAATCTGCCGGCCAACAAATTAATGTTAAAAAATCAAAATGGTAAAAATTGAATAAGTGTATAATAATCATATATTTACAATTATTATATAACGATGGACTCAAACCTACTGGATAGTATTAAGCAACGTATTTCAAAAAACGAATATGACAATTATGAAAATCTTCTTCTCCCATCTTTGTCGTATACGCAATCCAAGCTTGCATATGATACTCTTATAAAATTTAAGAAATTGAGTAAGCCTGATGATTATGTATGTTATGGGTCTTGGGGTCAGTTAAATCAAATGTACTGTTTAAACAATAACAACGAATTCTATATATTTACAATCATCGAAATCCATGACGACGAATATATTCATAATAGTAGCTATAAAATACAAAGTCTATTTCAATTGAACGACGACTATCTATACAGTTTGAATATTGATTAACATAAATTATGAATCTACATTTCCACTAATATCAACTATTACATCATCATCATCTATTATATCATTATTTTCTATTATTTCAGCAGATTGCGTGACATTCAAATCCAGACTAGGAACACGAGAACGAGGAGGACTATCATCAGGGGTTTGTGGTGCAAAACGGAATTGAAAATCTTCTGTTTCATCATCGCTATCAATAGACATTTCATCACTATCATAAATATAATCGTGTGGAGATGGAGAACGATGATATCGATGATTTAAAAATCCACTATATTTATAGCTATGAGGTCCTAATTCAAGAATGCGATTATAGATTATATTTTGACATATAAATTTGTTTTCATACATATGAAATACGCTATGTGGTTTTTCCATATAATGAGATGTTAGAAATTCATTGTCTACATTGATATTAGGATTGAAAAAGATATACTTATCATGATATTCGTGTGAACTGATGAAATTATTATGATCGCGCGATCTGATAATAACTCTCCCAAATGTAGGATTGTATTCAATAAAATTGATAATATTCGCTTTGAATATGGAAAGTTTTTGAAAATATTCGTGGTATGTTAACGAATATTTTACTTGCATAAAATGCAAATAGAAAGGTTTGAATGCTTGAATTAAAGTTGTATTTGGGAATTTATCATTAATATTGATGTGATTTGTTTTGATTGTAAATAGACGATTAACACAACCAATCATTTTTTTTATCTCAATAACTAACTCTTGTTGACAAAGATTATCGACATAATGTTTTATGTTTCGTTTTAACAAATAACTATAATGAGTGTTTTTGATAGATGTAATGTCAAAATTACATTCAAAGAAATAATCAAATGTGTTATTTTGATACATAGTATTAAATTTATACTTAAAATAGATATTATATAGTGTAGACTTTGAAAAAACCATATTATTATATGGATTTTTAACAAATCTCGGTGAAATAAAGAAGAAATCTCCTGATGTAAGATTATGTTCTATCATATTCAATATATCACATATAGTGAAGTAGTATAATTTCTTATTTTGACATATTATAATACTATGTTTAGATGTAGGGTCAATTTCTGCCATTTTAATATCAAATGTAATTTGCTTAGGATATATTTTTTGCTTAACAATTTCACGGAATTTAATAAGTGCGAAGTAGATCTTTTGAATCTTTCGAAAGTTTTCTTCGAAAATAGATTTTGTGTCATTACGTGTAAACGGTGCGTCTAATATTTCTTTATATAACTCAAATTTGGTAATATGTTTATATACACAGAAATCAATGTAAAATCGTTTTACAAAGTTATTATGATGCGAATTAACATCATATTCATTAATAAGAATTTCTTCTTCTAATTTGATATATTTTTCAAAGTCATCGCCAATATTAATATATTGATATTCTTTTTTACATTTATAGAAATTAAAAATAATCTTTTTGAATAGTGCTTTACACATCTTACTAATAAATAGTGTAATATATTTATACTATTTATTAAAACAAATTTTAATCCTCCTTTTTATTCAACATATTCTGTAAGATTGCTTCGTTGTTAGCTGTTTGTGATTCTTCTGTTGCCACTTCGCGGCTTTCAAAATCAACGGTTTCAGAAACACCAATAAGATTTCCTTCTTCATCGATGGTTTGTGTGAGAACATTACCAGTTTGTTCGGCATTCTTGATATTTTCCTCTATTGCCTTGCGTTTTGTTTCACGAACACGAGCTTCGAATTCTTCTTTAGCTTTCATTTCATTTTTCATTTTCTCGTTATGAAGTTGATTGAGTTCTTCTTCCATGAATTCTACCCGTCCAGTCTTATACGCATCAGGATCCCAAGGAATCCACATACCAACAGGTCCAACAAAGATATCGTGATTCGGGTCAATTTCACGCAGTTTCTTGCAACGCATTTCAGCCTCATCTTGATTATTATACACACCGCGAATTTTTAGTCCACGAACAGATGTTTGGAATGAATGTTTAAGATTAAACTTTTCATTCAAACGTTCTTCATTTTTATCCAAAAACGTCTTGTAATCATCGTCAATGGGTGTAGATTGGAGTTTTTCATTTTCTTCTTTAGCAAACTCATTCAAATCCTCAATTACCTTTTCTGCTTGAATATTGTATTTATAAGAAATAAATTGAAGAAATTCAAAATATTTAGAGAACGATTTAGTATAATCCCAAGTCTTTACAAATTCTTCCATAAGGAAAAGTTCTCGTTTTTTCAATATATTTTCCGGAGAAACAAAGGAAAGGCATGCAAATTTTTGTCCGGAAATAGGAGCATCTTCATCGCATAAATCAACATATTTAGGGTTTGGTTTCCCATCTACCATTTTTCGTTCAAAAGATGACATTATATAATTATTTAGTGATGGTATTTTTATATTTGTTTGTAAATAATTATATTTGTATATAATATATTATGAACGGTGTATTAGACTTCCAAGAACTTGTCAAGCGCGTGGTAAAATACCTTGTAGAAGGTTTAGTGGTTGCTATTGTAGCATTCTCCATCCCCAAGAAACAATTGAATGTTGAAGAAATTATTGTTATTGCACTTGCTGCTACAATGACATTCAGCATCCTTGATGTATTTGTCCCTGCTATGGGTCAAACTGCCCGCACAGGTGCTGGATTCGGTATCGGTGCCAACCTTGTCAAATTCCCCCGTATGATGTAAATACATATTTAAAAATACCAAACCCAAATTAATATATTGATATTTTATATATTAATTAAAATATGAACGAAAAGGAAATGTTAATGTTTTATCATACCGCATTACGCAACGTCGGTCTATATACATCAGTATCATTTGCGTCTTTAGGGTATAGTCGTGTATACCGCCATAACAATTATTTATACAATAATCTACTTATTATAGTTAGTTTAATCTTTACTATTATTGCCTTTTCTATTAACTATATATTATTGAATGAACTTTATGATTTTTCAAAAAAGAATGATGATGTTACACGTATAGACAAGTGGATATTCATACCGGAAGTCATTATGGTAATTGAAGTCATTTTAATGATTCTTGCATGCGTGACATTATATTATCACATATAAATAATACACTATTAAACAGTTGGAAAAAATTGCCAATCAAGCTCCTTACATACTTCTTTCCAAATCATATCTTGTTCTAGTTGTTTATCCCTATCTTTCATCATAGGTATAAATGGTAAATATTGTGTTTGGTCGAGAAGCACACATAATTGATAGAGTGTATATGTATAATTGAAAAAATTGGTCCTACTTGGCGGACAATGAAGCGCCCAAGGTTTTTGAATCTCAATAAATAATATACACAATGTTTCGTGTAATTCCTCGTTCATGAGTGGCGGTTTGATACCAAAAAGTGAATTAATATATTGGATATGTTCGAAGTACTTATTTAGTCCCAATTTGCGCAGAATTTCTCGCATTTTATTGTAATTCAACTCGCGCATATCTTCGATACGTTCCTTTTTAATCCGCCTTTTAATTGCATCAATCACCTCGTCGGGTATTTGAGTCGTTTCTTTTGCTTGAAATTGTGCCAAAATTTCTTTGAAATGGTTTAATCGGATATATGCTGTATACGACACTTCGTTAGGAGGTTCCTTGTTTGAAGGCTTGTTACTATCTACAATATATGTAATGAATTTTCCACATTTATTATTATTACAAATCATAATACCTTCTTCCTCTTGGGCGATCATTTCACCGATTTGACAAAAATCGCAATTATCACAGTTAATGATAAAATCGTTGGTAATAAGTGTTTCATTATCCACATTTTTCCAGAATTTTCTATATAATTGTTTGGATTTTCTATATTTATCTTCTTCAATATTTTCACTTACATTATTCGTTTTCTTTATTTTGAAGAAACTATGCATCGCTTTACTGTTACGCTTAACATTCGCATTATTATTAATTTGCTGTTTTTCTTCAAAGTAGTTGAAAATGATTTTACTATTTTCTAGGAAGTAATTTTTTTTTATATTGGATAAACGCTTTATTTCAGTTCGAATCTCAGTTATTTTATCTTTCATATTCATAATACTATCAACCTTATTCCGCGGCATCGTTTTCAATTCCTTTTTTAATTCTTCCTTTTCTGCTTGTAAATTTGGTATTAATGTATCGTCAATACTTTTAAAATATGCTAACATTTCATCGTGTTTTATATCTATGGATATAAGTTGTGAATTTGGGTTATTTGACATTTTAATTAAACATGCATCATTTAGTTTATATATATTTTACACCAAAATATATAAATCGTCCAAATAATCGAAATAAACTCAACTTATCTTGTATATAATGACAAACATACAACATATAATAACGGAATTGAAAGCACCCAATAAAACTATAGAAATAAATTCAAAGCAGTTTCAAAAAATGGTATTTATAACAAATGCGATAGACGATGGATGGAGTGTAAAGATGGTAGATGAACGATATATATTTTCCAAAAAACATGAAAATAAAAAGGAGGTATATAACAAAACATATTTAGAGAAATTTATACTGACAAGCCAAGAATTACAAGGTATTTAACAACGATATATATTTTCATCTAATAATGCTGTTGAAAGATCTATATGGTCTATTTTTTCACTTTCACATGTTTTTTGATTGTTATCTATATCACAATTTTTAGCGTCTTCTATATCATCATCTACATCACATAAACCGTATGACATAATCATCATCAATTTATAACATTTATCAAAAACCATCATTAATACATATAAACTGTGATTTTGTTTATATATATTTAGGAAATTTAGACAAAATTTTTGTAAAAAAAAGAATTAATTCGTATTTTTCTGAAATTATTTTCTTTATAGATAATATATAGTAGAAAAATGGGTGGAGCTCTTATGCAACTCGTAGCTTACGGCGCTCAGGACGTCTTCCTTACCGGAACTCCTGAAATCACATTCTGGAAAGTTTCTTACCGTCGCCACACAAACTTCGCGATGGAATCTATCGAACAAACTTTCTCCGGACAAGCTGACTTCGGTCGTCGCGTAACATGCACAATCAGCCGTAACGGTGATCTTGCTTATCGCACCTACCTCCAAGTCACACTCCCCGAAATCAACCAAGGTATGGCAAACGCCAGCAGCACATTAAATGCTCGCTGGTTAGATTTCCCCGGTGAACAACTCATCGCTCAAGTTGAAATCGAAATTGGTGGCCAACGCATTGACCGTCAATACGGTGACTGGATGCACATCTGGAACCAACTTACACTTTCTTCCGAACAACAACGCGGATACAACAAGATGGTCGGTCACACAACACAACTCACACACGTAGTTGATGCCTCTTTCGCCGCTATCTCTGGACCCTGCGCTTCCTCTTCTGCTGCCCCCCAAACATGCGCTGCCCGCAAGGACCTCCCCGAAACAACACTTTACGTTCCCCTTCAATTCTGGTACTGCCGCAACCCCGGTCTTGCTCTTCCCCTTATTGCCCTTCAATACCACGAAGTCAAGATCAACATCGATTTCCGCGCCATCGGTGAATGCTTATGGGCCGTATCTGGAACAGCCTCTGCTTCCCAAGCCTACCAACAATCCCTCGTTGCTGCCTCCCTCTATGTTGACTACATCTTCCTCGACACAGATGAACGCCGCAAAATGGCCCAAAACCCCCACGAATACCTCATCGAACAAGTCCAATTCACAGGTGATGAATCCGTAGGTTCCTCCTCCAACCGCATCAAACTTAACTTCAACCACCCCT